CGTAGGGGTTGTGGTGCTTTCGCATGGCAGGCACCTCCTGTTCCAAAGGATAGGTGTCCACGAAACCGGGTCAACTCCAGACGACAAAGACGGACTCATGGCGAAAAACGTGCGACTGATGGCAATCTCGCGGTTACTCATGGCAGCGATCCTCTCAGCAATCAATGACTTATGAGCGGGCTCACCGCAAATCCACGAGTTGGTTGCACTGCTAGTCCCTCCCTCGTGGAAAAACGGGCTCAGACCGCAGCCATGCGTCGAGGCCTGAGGCGCTCGTCGGCGGATTCGTCTCGCTAGCGGCTGTGAGCACCGCTGGACGGCGCACACTGCAACCCGGCAACGTCGCACAATCGGATGCAACGGCTTCATACGTGGACTCCTTGGACGGAATCGCTAACCAGGTCCTCGCGCACTGCGACGTGAAGCCCGAACGCGGCCAGCCTTTGCAGCGAGATCGGCGTCAGGTAAGGCACCCGACGTGTGAAAATTCGGCGCTCGACCTCCTTCTCCCCGACCACGACGCCGGCATGCTTGAGCTGAGCCTTGAACACGCGATCGGATTTCACCGGCAGTGCGTTCCATTTGTCGCGCAGCGCGCTCGTGTGTGCGATGTGGTCCATCACGTGGCCGGTGCGCAGCAACAGTGAGAACTCGCCGTCGACCGTATCGAATGTGTACGGATGCTTGTAGTTGCCGCCGTCGATCTCCGAGAGCACCGTTTCCATGATCCAGACCCAGGGCTCGCGATCGGCGCTCGTCTCGGCGACATGGCCGTTCATTTCGGTCAACAAGTCGCGCAGGAATCCGCCGGCGTCCGAGTCCATACCGGCGAACTCGCAGAGATAGCGCCAGGCCAGCCCCACGGCGGCATAGTTGCCCGCCATGCGGTTCGCGCCGTCGTCTTCCCCGCTAGCGCGGCAGTTGCTCATGGCTTTGTCGCGCAGCGATGCATACTCATCGAGCACGGCGCGTTTGCTCAGGCCCGCGAGGAATTCGAGCCACTGCCGAACGGGGAAGCGCGGCAGATCGTCCGGTAGCAGCGGCCCGCGCTTGCCGGTCAGCGTGGTCCGCACGAGCTTGCCGAGCAGACTGCGCACAGGAACGTCCTCGCCGGCCAGCATGACGGGGGCGCACAAAAGGTACTCCGTCATGTCGGAGCCACGACGCGTGACCGTGTACTGGTAGTTCTCTTGCAACAGCCCAACGGCCTTATCGATGACGTCCTGCCGGCGGGCCGACAGTTCTTCCCAGCCGACCGGGTGGCTCGTATGGCTGATGCTCGTGAGCAGCCGGAATTCAGTTTGTAGCGACTGCCCCGAAAACATCGTGAACGCCAGTGAGCGCTCGAGCCGCTTGATGAGCGTCGACTTGCCTGCCCCCTTGTTCGCCTGAATCGTGATGTGCGGCCAGAAGCCGAGCAGCGCCTTCAAATGCCCGCCGAGCGCCCACACGAGAGGAATGGCGGCCGCATTTTGCTTGAACGTCGCTTGGTACGCCTGCACCACGCGGCGCGCATCGCTGATGCGGCCGCTCGGGAACGTCAGGTTGTGATACGGGCACTGCTTGTCCGCTTCGGTGAAATAGCAGTCCGGTCCCTCGTTGACGATCAAGTGGCCATCGCGCCACGCGAGTCCAACAAAGTTCGCGGCCTGCCGGGCGCCGAGGTCGGCACCGCGCTCGAGGATGTTCACCATGCGCTTGAACGGTGCCGGTGACCAGATCGGGCCAAACTTGCCCCACTGGTCCACGTTGTGCAATTGATCGTCAAGCATCACGCGGCGGATGAGCTGTGCACCGTGACGTGGCGCTTGCACCGACACCGCGAAGTAGACGGTTGGTGCCTGGTCCGCGTCCCCGGTCATCGTCGACGTCGCGCTAGCAACGGATACCCGACTGATGCCGGCGATGCGAAAGCCGCACAAATCCGCTGTCACAGGTGTGTCAACGCCTGTTTCGTCGTTGCGGTCCATCTTCGTGATGTAGCTGGTGAAGTCGGGCCGCACTCGAAAGCGCCAGTATTGGGCGAAGTCGTGCGAGGGTAGATGAATGCGAGGTCGCCCGCGACGCGTGCTATCCCCCGCCAGCCCCGCGATGAGCCACGGCTCGAACTGCTCGAGCGCCCGCGAAAGAGCCGCCGCACCACGCGATTGCAGGTAGTCGTTGACGTCGTTGATCGATTGACTGCCGGTTTCGCCCTCGGAAGGGCTTGCGCGCCAATCGGATTTGTCGACGAGGACCGCGCTGATGTTGAAGCTCAGTAGCCGTTCATAGAGTGCCCACTCTGCCTCGGGACCCGGGCGGTGTCCGGCTCGAGGGTGTCCGTCCGCGAAGGGTTCGTCGTCATCGAAACAAAGGACGACCTGTTTGCCTCGCAGGAACGAGAAGTCGATGGCATCGACGTTTCCTACCCCACGGATCGCGAACGAAGCCGCACCCGGTATCTCGCACGTGTCGATGGAAAGCGCATTGATCGAGCTCTCAACGATATAGACGCGCCGCGCCTTCGCGATCCTGCGGGCATCCGCAGTCCAACCGTACCCGAACTTTTCGCCCTGAGTCTGCGTTTTGGCATTGCCATTGAGCGCCGGGTCCAAATAGCGCATGTCGACGGCGACGACGCGATCGTCGTTAGGCGCGCGCACGATAAATGCGGCTGCTGGCCCCCCATGACCGACTTCGCCGGCAGACACCTTAGCGCTCGTCCACGTGTTGAACCCAAGCGAGTTCGAGACGATCGCCGCTTCGATCGCGGCATCGGAGATGCCCCGGCCGGCAAGATATTCGCGGACGCTCTCCCGCTTAGCGAGGCATCGGTCGGCAATGTATTCAATGGTCGATTTTTCGCGGCGCTCGACCGGCGCAAGAGACTCCAGTGGAATGCCGTAGACGTCGTGTAGGTAGCGCACCGCATCGCTGACGGAACCTCCACGCACGTAGATGACCAGATCGATGCATGAGCCTCCTGCGCCGGCACTGTGGTCGCGCCATCCGGTGCCATGTTTCGGATCATTGACGTATATCGACAGCGATGGATTTTTGTCTGCGTGGTGCGGCGAATGATAGAGAGCCTTGTCACCACTGCGACTGTGTCTGATCTTGCCGCCGCCTCGTTTGAGTCCGAGGCGGTCGGCGAGGTCGTGCAAGTCGATGCGCCGTTTCAGTTCGTCGATCGAAGCCATGATGCCTTTACAGAGAATTGACCGAAAGGCGCGTCGTTGTTAGACACACTTGCGCTCCGCTGGATTGCCGTCCGTTGCGGGACAGAAAACGATGGCGTGGAGCGCCTCCGACGCAAGCGGAAACGAAAGGGCGAGTCGATCGCTCAACGCTGCGACGAACAGGCCGATCGTGCACTGCCGTTGAAGGCTCCCTGGGCGGCTGTTGAAGGGCAGCGTGCTGGCAGCGCGGACAATGGCGGAATGGAGCGCAGCGTCGTGCGGTGCGGGTTTGCATCCGGTGTTTTGGATGGGATGCGGTCGGGTTCCATCGATCGACGTCATTGCGTCACCTCACGAGCTTGTAGCTCTGTCGCGAACTTCTCCGATAGGTCGAGGACGATGCGTACCTCGGTCTTCGGGCGACGCAACAGCACTTGGCCGCAGCTACCCCCGTTCACCGCATCGATTGTCCAGCCGAGGTTCATGAACGCCACCACGAAGCGATCGGCGGTTTCCCTAAAGACGCCCGTGTTGATGTAAAGCGCCGTCTTCGATCGCCGGTTGGTTCCGAAGCGAACCTTGTGGTCGATCAGATAGAGCGAGAACTCTCCGACGTCTACCTTCAGGCCAGATTTGGCGAGCGAATAGAGGTCCTCACGTATTGCACGGATTGCCTTTTCCGAACGCTTCAGCTCACGCAGGCGCCGTTCATGTCGCGAGCATTCAAACGCGACGATCGCTTCGTAAGAGGTCGGATGTTCGTAGGTGGAAACGCGCTTCATAGGGCCTCCTGCACGGGAACTGACCACGCGAGCGCGGCGATCAGTATCGACAGTCCGATCGCGCCCGCTACAGCCGCACAGACGGGGCCGAGCCGATTCGATGCTCGGCGCAGGCCGATCGATGCAATCCAAGTCATGCCCGTCATCGCAGACGAAAGCATCAGCGTGATGCCGATGCCAAAGACGTAAGGCTTCATGGTTGTCCTCATGGTTAGGGTTAGTGGTTTGAAACAACGGCGTAGCGATCAGTCTTCGGTGTCATTGGCCGCTCTACGTTTGGTGTCGATGTACGGCCGCTCGCAGGGACGGCGACGGCTCCGCATTGCACGAGCGGCGCTTTCCACCGCGCGTCGCACGGCGCTATGCCGCATTGCCGTCTCAAAGTCACCGACCATGCGCAGTCGGCGCCAGGCGTTGCGCAGTTCGAACTCGGCGATCGCGTCGCTCATGACGTCACGCGCGTCAATGAAGCCAAGCAAGCCGCGGCATCTGTGTCGCGCTGTCCCAATCGCACGTCACTGCGAAGCCCAGGTCACGGGCGATAGAGATGAATGCGGCCAGCCTGACGTTCATGTAGAAGAGCCGGTGCAAGTACTCGCGGCGTTCTTCAGCGTCCAGTTGCAGGGGCGTCGTGGGGGTGAGCAACTGCGTACTCGGGGAAGCGAGAACATCGGTGTGCGTCATGAAAGACTCCTTGTTTCAGGCAAAAAAATCCCCTCGCGCCAAAAAGGCACGATGCGAGAGGACAACGAGGAAGGGGACTAGTTAGAGCGGCAGTTCGAACTGCTTCGCTAATCGCTCCCGAACGTGCTCGGAGAGGGGTAGGTTGAGCGACAAGTCAGGAATCGCGGACGGTGACAACGTGCGCGCGAATTCCATGTTCACGATGTACGTGTGACCGCACTCGGCGTTGTTGCACATGAAGGTCACCTCGCGGAACGTGAGCGACATGTCGCGGCTGCTGCGGGCAGTGGCTCGCGTGCGGCAATGCGGACATCGGTTCATGATTCGCATCGCGGCGCCCTTGCGGTCAAGTTCAGTCCGCTCACGAGCATGCGTCTCGCGACACATGACAGCGAGCGGTTCTCTTCGGCTGAAATCGACTCCAACGTTTTGCGTTCGGCCGGCATCAGTCGTACATATACGGGTTTGGTCGAGAGCACGCCGCGTGGCATGCGCTTTCGCCCTGTATCTCTGGTCATAGTGGGTATACTTTCCCTTCAGTAACCTTGCGTTATGTAAGGAAAGTGTAATGAGCAAAAAACGTCTCGTCAACGGTGAAGGTGAAATTTATGTCTAGTGGTGTCGGTGGCCGCTTGAGGGAAGAGCGGACGCGTCTGTGCTTGAGCCAGGACGAGGTGGCTGCCGTGGCGGGCGTGGCGCGCAGAACGCAGACGGCATACGAGTCGGACGAGCGCGCCCCAGACGCCGGCTATCTAATCGCGGTGCGCGCGCTCGGCATCGACATCTTTTACGTGCTCACCAACGAGCGTTCGTCGACCGAAGAGCCTGATCCGAGCGCCATGACAGAGGATGAGCGCGAGGTCTTGCGAAAGTATCGGCAGCTTACCGAAGCCGGCAAAGGCGCCGTAGAGGCCCTGATGAACGGGTATCTGATGACGGGTGAGTTCACGCGGTCGGGCAAGCCGAGCAAGCGGGTTCCAAGGCTCGCGGCCAATCGCGCTGCAGCGATGGCCGAAGAGACTGCGGGCGTGGTGCGCCGCGCGCTGGACGAACAACGTCAACGCGCGAAGAAGCGGGGCTAACTCTTAGCCCTTGCGCAGCGCTTTTCTGGCGCGCTCCAGAGAAGACATGGCGTCTTCCACTTCTCTCAATATGTCCGTGACCTCGTCGTGAGACGACGGCCCGGACGCCTCGCTTCTCCATCCCGAAAGCAAACGATCGAACTGCAGCAGAAGACGGCGCAGGCGCGATCCGTGAGGCGTTAGGCGAAAGCCGTCGTCGCCCGCGCGCCGTTCCATCAGTCGGACACCTAGCTGCGCTTCGAGGTGCGCGATCTTTTCGCTGACCGTCGGGCGCTGCACGCCAGCCGCGCGCGCGGCTGCGGCGAAACTCCGATGCTCGGCAATCTCCGAGAAAGCCCTCAACAGGTTCCAGTTAAGCGGTGCAGAGGCAGCACGACGCGCCATAACAAGCTGTTCCTATTTTCGTCTCTTGCGGATGTAATTGAGACTAATCGTGTTGCGTGTAATCGCGTCGTTGCATACGGGCGAAATGCCTACGTAGACGAAGGTTTCGTCGTTCGTTCCCAAGCCACGCAATATTTGCGTTAATGACGCAGGGCCTGAGAGAGCAGGCCCCAATGTCGTCGAAGAGGAATCGTTGTGAAAGATCAGCAAAAACACAGAAAAAGTAGGCGAACCAATGCAACAAAACGTGCCGTGGAGGCACAGAGAGGAGCCGCTACCAAGCAGCAGCCACCGGCGAGAGCTGCGTCCTCGTGCGAGGAGCGGGGATCGACGCACGCGGTGCTCGCCACCACAGAGTGCGAGGTGTTATCCGACTTGCTGACCGCTGCAATTTCGAATCTTGCCGTTGCTCGCACGATGCTCAACCGAAGAGCCTCGCGCGTAAAAGCGTCTGAATCATAGCAAACGCACCGATCGGCTGAATCCGATCGATACGGAGACTAATGGCCGCGGTATATGCAGTGTCCATGCGGCTCGACACTATGGACATAGTGCCGCGCACCCTTCCTAGTTCTATCGGCGCAGCAGTCCGGGCGCCGTTTATCCTCGTTTTGCGAAACGAGACCGGTGGCGGTCGGTCACGCCATCGCCCGCCACCTCCAGCTCGAGCGCGGTCGTGAATCCGCCATCGCCGATCGTGTGGATCGCCTTCTTCACGAGCCATGCTGTCGCGTCAATTTCCGGTTTGAAGCCGGACACAGCAACATGCGCTTCAGGAAAAAGCTCCGGCCGCCCAAGGGCTAGCGTGTAGCTCATAGTCGCCTGGCTGCGCTGTATGCGGACGAACTCCGCTTCGGCGGCAGCGCGCGCTTCCGCTTCGGTCGCGAACTCATCGGGCAGGACTTTTACGTTCCGGCTACCCTCCGTGCCTACGCGTACCGATTCCCGCTTGGCCTTGCCACTCGAGTGATAGGTTGCACGGACGGCGGCATAGTTTTCGCGCTCGGCGACGTGATAACGGTGTTGGTCACCGCTCGCTCGCGTGAGACCCAGCACTCCGAGCTGCTCGCCGCTGGCCGCCTTGCCGGTTCCGATCGGCATGAACAGCAGGTGTGAGTCCTTCACGTTCATGACCGCGTCGTATCGCTTGGCGAGGCGCGTGAGAAACGACATGTCGGACTCATGCGTCTGATCGATGTGGGCGATGGCTATGCTCGCCAGCGCTTCGCCGATCGCAGCTTTGAGCGAATGTCGATCGGCGATCGCGCCGACGATCGAGCCGATCGTCTGTCGGTGCCAGCTCCTCTCTCGGCGCTGGCTCATCTCATTGGTCATCGAGGCCGAGCGAGCACGGATGGTGAGGATGTCCGGTGCGCCGCTATGCTCTGTCTCGTCGACGGTAAAAGCGCCTTTATCCACTAGCTGCGCGCCGACCCAACCGATCGACAGCCGAATGCTCACACCGCGTTTCGGTATGGCGAAGGTGCCTTGCGAATCGTCGAGCACGATGTCGAGCGTATCCGACTCGTCAGCGCGCGATTCGGATAGCGTCAGGCTAATGAGGTGCGGAGAAATGTGCCGAGAGAGATCCCGCCCGTCCAGCGCAATTCGATAGTCCGGCTGAGGCTGCTTTCGATCGGCGCGATCGGGCCTGTTATGCGGTGCGCTGTCCTTCACGGCTGAGCCTGGCGGATAGAGGACAGCAACGTATCATCGACGCGCTCGAGCGTCAGGCTAAATTCGATCTTGCGTGGAATGCCCTCCTGCGTATGGTAGGTCGCGGTTTCCTTCAAACTGTCGATGATGAAGGCCCCATAGACGTTGCCGATACCGTCGACGAGAACGTAAGCCTCGCCGACGTCGCCCATCCTCGCCAGCTCGTCGAGCGAGGCAATTTCACCGATGCCGTTATCGGGCGCCACCATGCCGTTGAGGGTGATCGTGTCTGCGCCTGCGCCAGTGAACTGCCTGGCGTCGCGGGCGCCGATTCGTGAGGTCGTGCGGTGCTTCCAGCTTCGTTGGCGCTGCAATTGCTGGTACGGCACACTCGCCAGCGAGAAGACGAACCGATCGAGCGACATCATCATCTGAGTGCTTCCTTTTCCTTAGTCGGTCAAGCGCGAGCGAATCCGTGATTGCCTTGTTCGCTCGGCGCGCTCGAGCTCAGCGCGGACCATGCGGGCAATGTCGACCGAATCTGTTCCGGCGGGCGGGTAGACGTTGACTGTGATGGTCGTAGCAGCGTCGGAAATCCTCGGGGCAGTAGGCGACGCTGCGAGCGATTGCCGAGGGTCGATGGGTATGCTCGGCCGTGCGAGGGGCACTGCGGTCGGCCTCGCGAGCCAAGAACCGGCTGCGCTCGCCGGAAGAGCAAACGCCGACGCAGCCACGGCGGCCAGCCGAAGCGATGCGCGCGCGACGCGCGCCTGCTGATCTTCGATACCGGCTGCCGCTCCCCGGCTGATGAAGCCGCCCAGCTCGCCAAAGACCCGGCTCGGACTCTGGATTCCGAGCTTCGCTTTGAACCAGGCCACGCTTGAACTGGCGAGGTTCGAGATCGCGCCTTTGACGGCGCCGACGCCTGCGGTAAGACCCTTGACGAGCCCGCCGACGATCTTCTCCCCTAAGCACGCGAATTTGAGCGGCAGGCTAGCGCCGAGCGAGGCGATTGCCGTCACCAATGGCTGCAAGAGTAATGTCACCGGGGACCATTTCGCGAAGAGCGCAGTGATGCCGGCAATACCGTTGTTGAAGGCGCCGCGCACTGCACCCCAAAGACCGTCGAAGAAGGCTTTGATCGGCGTCCAGTAGCGGTAGATCAACATCGCTGCTGCGGCGATGGCGGCGACGGCAAGGCCGAGCGGGTTCGCAAGGAGGGCGCGCGACGCCAGTATCGCGCCCGCG